CTCTCAATAATCTTGGTCTTGATTTCCAGTTGCTTTTTCTCTTTCTGAATGCGACGGAGAAAAGCATAATGAATGATTTGTGTAAAATATGCAAAAGGATTAGTTGATTTATTTGGATCAAAATTGTGAATGTACTGAACACAATTTTCAATCCCATCAGAGATCATATCATCTCTGAACATATAATTCACAAAGTTAGGTTTATATGAAAGATGTGTGGCGATTTTCAGAAAACACTCGCCCAGGTAATTGGTGATTTGTGGTTTTCCTTCCCAGTGCTTTGCTCTTTCTTCTTTTGGTTGCTTTGTAAGATCTTTTTCGTAAATATTCAAGTACGACTTTTCAACTTTAGTTCTGTAAACAATTAATGCTTCAAGTAACTCTTTATTGTTTACATAATGCTCTGATTTCTTTTTGGACATAACATTGGTTTACTGTAGATAAATTTTTGTTATGTTTATTATAGCACACTTTAAGGACTTGACAACATTCTAAAATATAAGTAGAATACGTTTGTTCCCGTTAAAGATGAGACTTAGCTTTCTTTATTATCTTTAAGATCTTTACGGAAAAGTTTCTCTAAATGCTCTCTTGCATCTTCAACTGTTGATATAAATCCCATTTTATCAGATATTGAGACTTTTCCATCAACTTCAATATCAGTATCTTCATCGTTAATATATTTGTTATAAAATCCAATTGTATCCTTATTCTTAACTTCAGTCATTGTTATAATCTTATCAAGTTTAATAACAAAAATATCATCATCTGGTATATCCATCCACGGTTTTATTTTGACATACATTCCGATATGATTTGAGTGCATTTTCATAATGACTGGATTTTGGAGCACAATAATTGGATCTCCATCATTATCATCAATGGAAACTAATGAGAATATTTCTTCTCCTGTCATTAATTTGATTGATGCGTAAAACTCTTCTCCCATTAGTTTTTAAGCGGTATGTTTACAATATCATAGTTAAAATTTTCTTCGTTATAAATTTTAATTCTTTCAATAAGGTGATTAAGTGTGTAATTTTTTCTTGATTTATAACTAATATCATCGGCAATGTCATATAGAGTTGCCTTTGTTTTGTTGTCTCCTTTTCTTAAAACTCTTCCGATTGATTGAAGATTTCTAATTCTTGATTTAGATGGAGATGCAAAGATTACGTTGTGTAGATTTTTAATATTAATACCAGTAGAAAAAGTTCCATAAGATGCAACAATAATTGCGTTGCTTTCTTTTTCTGTGATTTCTCTGACTTTTTCTCGATCCTCCGTATCTACACCACCGTGTACAAAAAACACGTGACGTTCTTCAACTATACTATTATTTATGAGTTCGTATAAAGGTTGTCCGTGACCTTCAACTCTGGAAAATAGAATTAAAGTATTACCTTTGAGATCTATGGCAAGATTTTTAATAAACTTATTTCGTTTTTCGTGATTGATAATATATTGAACTTCATCTTCAAATGTTTCAAATCTATTCGGTGGGTGTTTCAATAGCAGGATATTAATATCCAGTTTGGCAACGTGACCCTTTTGCATCAGTTCATCTGTGCGAATGATTTTATAAGACGGTCCAAATAAACCTTCTAAAACCCACTTGTGTGTTTGAGTACCATCTAACGTACCAGTAAAACCATAACGATATTTTGCATCAGAAAGTTTTGTCATTATAGATACTAGTGACTTTGATTTAAACTGGTGTGCTTCATCTCCTACGACCACATTAAATCTTGAAAAATATTGTCGGGGAAGTTTGTAGATGGACTGCCAGGTTGTAATGATGACCTGTGAGTCTGTTTCTCTCTCCTTTCCCGCATAGATCTTGTGGCAATATGAACCCACGTCCCACCCATAATCTGCAAAGTCTTTATACATCTGCTCTACAAGGGATGTCGTCGGAACGACTATCAGAGTATTTTGTCCTTTCTCAACGTAATATCTCACAATCGAGTATATCATCAATGACTTTCCAGAGGCAGTTGGAGATATCAACAATTTTCGATTATGTCTTAAGGCGTCGTATACTCCCTCAACTTGGTATTCGCGGGGAACATACTTGCAAATAGAAGTTATATAATCTTTGACTCCTTCTTTTGAAATCATATCATTGACTTCAAAAGGAAGACCATAGAACTTATTGTTTATAAACTCGTAAGTATAATCATGATTTTCGCAAAAACTAGTTAGTTTATCTAATAGCCCCACATAGATTTCACCAGTTTGTGTATTAAATAAACGTATTTTTCCATCCCAATACCTGTTACGATACTGCGGCATAAACTTTGCACCTGGCACATCAAATGTGAACTGATCTGCAAGTTCGTAATAGATGTGCGGTTCTGCTTTTACCTGAAGATAAACTTCATTCTTTTTTGATATCACCAAATGAGACATTACTCACAAGTTTCACCTGTGAATATTTATTACTTCAATTGAACCCTGCCTGGAACCTCATAAACTCAATTGCATTTTTAATTTGAAAAGTTCTGTTAGAAACAGTCTTGATAACCTCTTCTAAAAACTTTAGCATAATATCATAATAACGAATCTTGAGATCTATTTTATTTAACCTCTCATCGGCATCCATATGCCTCTGTAAGGCGTCTTTATCTCTAACCTTATAGGGGAACGGTTCTTCTTCATAGACCTCTATGGGTGCCTTTCCTGTGTAATAATTATACCTTTCAAGTCTTACCCTACTGTGTGTCTCTCTTGCCTTTTCACGCAACAAAGTAATTGTATTATAGATCGTATAATACTTTGAGTGTAGTTGAGGAATTTTTAAAGATTCATCGTGTAAATTATCAGGATCAATAACAGAGTCTCTCTGCCACATCTCCTGAATTTCATCAAGGGTCATAAAGGTTTGCCGTTTTTATTCAATAAATTATATACAGTATACTTCAAATTGACCGTTGCTGTAAAGTAGTTATAGTCCTGTTCTTGTGCGTTAAATGCTAAAGAACTTAAAGAGGTTGGAAATAGATCTTTAAATTTAATTAAAGCAATATCCCTAAAGTTGCTATTTAAAATGTGTAGAGTGCCATCGCTAAAAAGAATATTTGGATCTCTTATTTCATCTTCATTTGTTATTAGATCTTTATATTGACTTGAAGATTCTGGAAATCCAACTCCAGTTAACCATTTATGCATAATTGAATAATTTTCTAAATTTTCATCAACTATAAATGATAATTGAAAATCACCATATGTCAGTTTTTCTCCTGGAATATCAATATTCTTTAAATATGAAGGTTGTATTGTAGTTGCTAAACTAATTTCTGGAATATTTGCAGATAATGAAAAGAAATCAACCTTTGGATATCTTGCTAATGAAAATTTAAATCCAACTGGTGATAAAAAATTTCTATTTGAAATTTGTTTAGCAAAAGGTGATGCCATTTTGTTTTATTTTTATTTAGATAAAAAAAGAGGGTCTTGCGACCCTCTTGAGTGATATGTGAATCGAGATCACATTAAGTTGGTTACCTTTACTCTTCTGTAGTAACGGTTTGAATTTACCTTAAGGGCTCCTAGACCCGCAGTGGTTCCCTCAGCGAATGGGTTGGCAACTAGACCATAACGGGTCTTAAAGCCAATCTTGGGCTGGAAGGTGTTCTCACCAACGGCACGAACCATTTGGAGAGGTACATATGGGCAGTAGAAGAGACCAGCATCATAAGGTGAAGATCCCTTATAACCAACAACGTAGTACTGGTTAGCAGATACGTTTGCTGAATATGGGTCAATGTATACACGATACTTGCCTTGGAGAACACCAGCAAAAGTGTTACCAGTGTCATCAACGTTGAGGTTAGCGTTGAGTGCAGGGGTGTAATCAAGAACACCTGCCATGGTGAGTGCCGAAGCAACATCAGCAGAACAGAGGATCATGTTACCCTTCCCTCTACGAGTTCTTTGTGCGATTGCGTTAGCATCGCGCTCGATTTGGAAGATAAGACCCTTGAACTTCTCAACGGACCAACGACCGTTAGAATCAACATCAAGGTCGAAAGTACCTGCACTAGCAGTGTTAACAGCAGCACCAGACTCAGCAATCTTGTAGATTGTACGAATAACTTCGCGGTTGATCTCAGCAAGAATCTCAGTTGAGAGAATATTTGCGAGTTCCGCTTCAGCATTCAGACCGTGGATTGCCTTGAGGTCTTGAGCGAGCTCAAGTGAGTACTCAGCCTTGAGGGCACGTGACTTAGCAGTTACGGTTACCTTCTCGATGCTGAATGCCATCTGGTTGAAATTATCACCAGATGTTCCGAGATCTTCAGCATCATCGGTTCTCATACCCTGACCAACAGGATATGTAGTAGCAGTTTGTGAACCTTCTGGGTTTAGAAGACCTGGGTTAGCAGCACTTGAATGTCCTGCAGTAGTACCGAAACCAACAGAAGCACCATCAGAACCTGAAACATATGATCCACTACTTAGATCAAATCCTTCATTCTGACCAGAGAATGCAGTATTTGCTTCGTCGAAGAATGCTTCGGCGTTTGCACCAGCGTTCATAGCTCCATACTTAGAACGCATCGCAAAGATAAGTCCAGTAGGACCATTCATTGGTTGAACACCTGCGAGATCATAGGCGACCAGGTTAGGCATTGAGCGTCTGATCAGTGAGATCAAAACGGGATCGAAACCAGCGACAGGTGAAGATGCACCAGCTGAGAATCCAGGGGTGCCAGTACTTGAAAAAGTATTTGTGTTTGGAGTTTCAAAAAGGAACTCACGCTCTTCGCGGAGAGTTCTTTCTTGGTTTTCTAGCAGAATTGCGGTAACAGCTCTACGATGTGAATCTTTGATTGGATCAAGACCGTCATAATCGAGAACTGGACTCCACTTCTCCTGCAGTTGTTCAGCATTGAACATTTGCATTTGGATTTACCTCTTTTAAAATTTAAGTTTGATTAATATTATCTAAAAATCACTTTTTAGCAACTCTGCCAAGGGTCTGAAGATATGTCTCCATTATTGTTGAAACTTGTTGGACATCTTCAATAATGGTTTCTTCAGCAATATGGTCAGAATCGTCTCTCTGAGCACTAGTATTTACAGGAAAATATGATTCTCTTAGTGTTACTAGTTTCCCACGATAGGTATTTTCACTATCAAACTCAACATTTTCGGCAAGAGCAGCGAGTTTGTCCTTTTGAGAAAGTGCAAGACCCTCAGCGACTTCTGCAAAGATTACATCAGAAACTGACTCGGCTAATCTTCTATTAAGAGCAACATTCTTTTCGATTTGCTCGTTGAGTTTAGACTCCATTTCATCTAGTTTATCTACCATACTCTCTAAAACATTATATTTATCGTCAGGGATTGTTACATAATGATCTTCAAAAAGACTCTTCATTCCTGCAAGGAATGATTCGGTCATTTCGGTCTTAAGACCATGCTCAATTGCAAGTGTATTTTCTTTAAACCATTCATCAGCAACATATTCTAAGTAAGCATCAGTTCTTTCGGTGAGTCCTGCTTTGATTTCTTCAATTTCTTCTGTGATTGCAACTTCATAAGCTGCTTGCATTTCTTCTTTAATCGCAGAAACTCTTGTCTTTATTGCAGTCTCAAATATTGTACGTGCTTTTTCTTGAAACTCTTCAGAAAGTTCTTCACCAGCAAGAAGTGCATCGACATCTTCTTCAACGTCATACTCTTCCTCATATTCAACTTCCTCTTCTTCAGAAGTTTCTTCTTCGCCTTCTTCAGTATCTGCCTCTGCTTCAACTTCAACTTCCTCTGCCTCTGCCTCTACGTCATCGAGTTCTTCATCTTCTTCAGATTCTTCCCTCATTGTATCAGGGCGTGGGTCTGGTGCCGCTGCTTTCGCATTAACAATATCTTGAACCGTTTTAATTTTTGGTTCAGCGAGTTTTGCTGAATCGTCATCGGGACGATAATTATCGGGAGTAGGACCGCCGAGGTCTTCAACTGGAATACCAGCCGAAGTCATTGGCTCAGCAGGTGCAGCCCCTTTGGTTACTACGTTTTCCATTTCTTGTAAATTGCTACCAACGGACATTTGTTTTGATTTTGTTATAATCTATATTTATTTATAATTTAAAGATTTGAAAGAAATTCGTTAAATAAATCTAACTTATG